TATTAATAGTTGGGATGCTAGTAAAGATTATTATGTAGAAGTTATTTATGCTTTAGTCTGGGAAGAGATGGACACACCTATACAAAGATCTATTATGGCTGCTGCTGCTAGACAATATCAATTAGTTATGCAAGGTGATGGCGATGTTGATAACTACTTAGGACAAATAGAATCACTATACATGGCTAAGGGTAAATCAGCAGATATAGATGACAAGAACTACTCTATCTTTAGTAGTGCTACATCTAGAGCAAGAGAAATCTTTCAGAGAAGATCAGTTCATGGTGATCCTAGTAGATTTAGATTCTGGAGAACTACTAATGGCTAAAGCTCGTAGATCTAGGACATACTTTCCTATGAGAATAAGTATTCCTACTTTGGCAGGAGGAGTTGGTAGACAATCACCAGCAAAGAGAACTCCTATGGAGTCTGAGAATATAGATAACTTTTTAGTTTCTATAGAACATTCAGCAGAAAAACGCAGGGGTGCTAAGTTATTAACACGAGCAGATCCATCCAATTTTCATGGCATACTACAAGAAATTTATGGTACTGAATCAACGAGTACTAAAGACCTATGGTTTCATTGGTACTCAGCTTCAGCTGAACAAAGATTTTTAATTATAATAGATTACTCAGCTGACCCAACAGAGAGTACTGATATGATGTGGGTATACCGAGTAAATACTGATGGAACCTTTAAGATGGATTCTATTCCTAGTATCGAGGAAGAACATAAGAAGTATCTAACTTGGGGCAATGGCGTGACAGACAATGGTCCTACAGATGGTACTACTTATACAGCAGATCAGGCTTTACGAGCTGTAGCTGTAGGCTCATCTATTCTTGTTCTCAATACTGTAGTTAAAGCAGGTTATACCAGTGTACTACATGAGGATGGAGACACTTGGCTTACTATAGATTATAATGGAGTGACTGGAGATCTTAAAACAGCTCAAGATCCAGTAGGAAGATCTGTTGAATACGAAACTACAGTTACTGTAGATCCAGAAAATATTGCAGAGTCATGGAACCCTCATCAACAGTATATATCTGAAGACAGAACATATGATAGGAACGATCCTTTGGATACAGGAAGTAATGATCATATCTATGGCATCTGGAAAGTTAAAGATACAGTCTCTGGTATAGTAGGACCAAGTGATATGGGAGTACAGCCTAGATCACCTGTCAATCAGCTAACTGCTACAGAAGTTAACTATCCTTTAGTCCTAACTACGGGTAGTGCTATACTTGATGCATACTTTGATGTTCAAGGATTTGCTAGTGGAAGTTCTACATCTAAAGCCACAGCTGAGATTCAGCTTATGACATATCGAGCTGTTGGGGATGATGACCCTAGCTTTAGAGCTGCTAGTATTACTGATGTATTTGTTGAGGATGAGGGAGCTGCGGATGAGATAGTAAAATACAATGATACATACTTTGAATTAATCCATATATTAGAAACAGGTACTGCAGAGACAAGAACTATAAAGCTTGACGATAGCTATGATACTGGTATTTTAAAGTGGACAGACTGGGAAAACAATAAGATTATTATCTTAGGTACTGGAGGAGTAAATAACTACCATACATTAGCTAAGACTATAGTAACAGCCATTAATCGGCTCTCTAACTTTGGTGGAGAAGTAGATGTTGAAGATGATGTGGTACCTGACCCTGGAATGATCTTGCACTACACAGCTGAGACAAATTCTAGAGGTACTGGTATTATAATTAGTAATGAGTATTATCCAGACCAATGGGAACGAGATACTGTGAAGGATGAAGAAGGAGAGCCTATTGATCCTGTAGAGAATAGATATACTGAATATATATTAGCTAGTGATTACTATTATCCTAATCCTGAGAGTGCTTATCTAGGACAAGCTGTTCAGAGGTTAAGCGATCTTAAGTTCCCTCCTACTGCAGCTGCTCTTGGTGCTAGAAACAATGCTGAGGATGTGATTAAGGCACTCTATCCTGATATAGGTGATGCAGATGGAGATGGTAAGATATACTACCTCAACCAACCCTACTTGGGTTTATCAGAAGGACATTACAGAGTTAAAGATATTGAAAACCAACCTTACCTTCATGTAGTTAGAACTCCTGATGGTATGTCTATTATAGATAAATTAAGGATGCCTAAACAATTAGCTGTAAATGCTGAAGGAGAATGGATACTAAGACATATAGATTGGGATGAAAGAACTTCAGGAACTATTGAATCTAACCCAGGCCCCTCTATTTTCCATGATGGAGATGGCAATGCAGTGCAAAGTAATATTACAGCCATGTCTTTCTATAGAGATAGATTGTTTCTAGCTAGTGAAGACAAGGTAGTTTCCTCTAGACTAGGTAACTTCGATAACTTATGGGTCTTTGATCCTAATAACATCACAGTTAATGATCCTATAGATCTCAGTGTGTCTTCAAACTCATTTACTCCAATTACATATCTACAGCCATATAGAAGTTTCTTATTCTTGGCTACATCTGGCAATACTCAATACGAGTTACTAGGATCTGAGAATCAAATCTCTCCTTTGACTGCCGAAATCTCCCCCACATCTTTCTTTGGTATGGCAGAGAATACAGAACCAATTCTAATGAACAACAACCTATTCTTCTTCGATAAGAGAAGGTTATATATTTATTTCGGAGAACAAAGCGATACTCAGCAACAAGCTCTAGAGTTATCTATGAATGCTCCTAACTATTTACCTGAAAATTATTTAATATCTCCTACGGTGTCGTCAGATACAAGCTCTATGTTCATAGTAGACAAAGATAATCCTAATGATATCTATGTATATACAAATAGGGTAAGTGGAGATCAAATTCTACAGAATTCGTTCTATAGATTTAAATTATCTTCTGAAGCTCAGATAAGAAGTGTCAAAGCTTTGGATGAATTTCTCTATATAGTATCCGAAGAGACAACTCCATCAACTAGTGCTAATCCTAGTACAAAATACCTAACCCTACGCAGAATTCCTTTAAATAATGCTGAGTTAGGTGAACCAAGATTAGATCACCTAACCTTATCTACTGGATCATGGGCTTATAACCCTAGTACTGATAGAACATCTAGTGATTTTGTTCAATCTAGTTGGGATATAGATACTATTGTGGTAGGTAGTGGAGATTATGAAGGAATGGTCTTTGATTTAACCGTTACTGGAACTTCAATTCCCAGCAATGCCGTAGTTAGTGGATATATTGCTGGAGACTATCAAGATGTTTTAAATAATGCTACTACGGTATGGTCAGGGAAGAAATACCTGTCTGAAATTGAGCTATCTCCTCAATTCTTTAGAAGTCAGGAGCAAATGGCTGTGAATGGTACGTTAAATTTACGATATGGGTTATTTAGGTTTAGAAATTCTGGGAATTTTAATGTAGAGGTCTCAAGACAGGGACGAACTGCTAAAGTTTTACCTTTTTTGATTGACATTGCAGACGATAGAGATGTAAACCTAAGTACTACTAATTACAAGAGCTTTGGTTTGTTTAAAGCTCCTATATTAGGCTATGCTGATGACTTGTCTCTTAAAATAAAGTCTAATAATATTCATCCTATGGCTGTAACTAATATAGAATTTGTAGGAAAATTTAAAACTAAAGTAAGCTTACTCGGAGGATAATATGCCAAACAATAATACAGAAGCTACAACATATATTAAGTTTGGGGCACAAGCATCTCCAACATTTAGTTATTTAAACGATGCTAGCGGTAATGCATTTGCTGCTAATTTTAATAGCTCATATAGTGATCAAGATCAAATAGAAGTATTAAGAGGTGTTGCCTGGCTTCCCGCAGATGGTGCTGAACCTACGGCTGAAGAACTAAAGACTGTATATATACTACCGCATGCTAATAAATCAGGTAGTCCCATGTATTCTATAAATGAAACTGATAAAACTATTACTTTTATTACAGAAAATGTTACTACTGAATATGATTGGATAGATGGACAGCATCACAATCGAGGAACTGGTAATGTAACTCTAGCTTCTTATACTCATGGTGATATTATAACTATTAGAAGAAAAACTGATGTTAATAAGCCTGGTCAACAATGGACAACTGGTTCAAAGATTACTGCAACTAGATTAAATTCTCAGTTCACCCAACTCTTAAACCTATCACAGGAAATTCGATCTTTTGTTCTTAATCCTCTAGATTTTGATACCTATATCGGACAAAAGAATGGTGTTTGCCCACTAGATGGTAACAAGAAAGTTCCTTTACGACATATACCTGCTAGCCTAGGAGGTAGTGAAGGAGAAGCTTCTGCTGATTTGTCTGATAATTCAATAGGTGAGCTATCAAATGTAAGTAGCACCGCTGCTACTGCCACTACTTCAACCCTAGTCTATGATACTGGTACTAATAAGTGGACTCCAAAAACTACCTTAGATAATGTTATAGATATTAGTTCAGCAGTAGATGGACAGATAGTACAATGGGATGATGGTAATACTAAGTGGTCTTTAGCTAACTTTGCATTAGGAACTATGACGGATACTACTATAGCTAGCTCTCTTAATGCAGGAGAAATCCTACAATATAGAGCAGGTTCTACTAATAGTTGGGTCAACAGTGGTGGAGCAACACCAACAGATGGTCAAATCTTAGCTTGGGATGCTGCTACTACAAGATGGGAACCCATAACATGGGATGGTACAGTTACTGCAGATGCTTTGTCTGGTCACTCGTTAAGTGAACTAGGAGATATGACTTATCCTGGTGCTTATGATTGGGAAGAAAATGACTTTATGGCATATTTCTCAGATCCACAATTCTTTAGACCAAAAAGTGTAGATATCTATGATCTAAATGATGTTAAATATGCTGGACAGAACCCTTTGATTGCTGACGGGAACTGGTTGGTCATGGATAATAGTATAAGAAAGACAGATGATTCCTCAAATGGGTGTTGGGCCTGGGGAGCTCCCTTTTACCTAACTGAAGGCATAGATTTGGACAACCCTGCACACCAAGGAGTAATAAAGTATACTAACCAGGATGGACTAACACTAGAACCCCTGAATGTTAATCATCTAGGAGATGTTCTAGCACAGACTAGTCAAATGGATGAAGGTTATATGTTAGTTTATAGTAAGGATGATGAAACATGGTATGGTCAAGACCCTAATAGTGGTCTTGTAGGAGCAACTGGTGGCTCTACTGGCGGAGGTATAGTAGAAGTAACAGCAACTTATGATGGAGGCATTCCTTTAGGTGAGTACTATCAAACCTATGTAGTTAGACAAACTATTCAACCTATTTATTGGTATATATTTGCGGTGACAGCTGATGATGGTGTGGGAGAATACCAAGGAACTCAGAATAGGGCTCTAGAGTGGGAAATAAAAATAATACCAGCTTCAGGAGGAGCTTTTGCAGACTTTGATCATGGTTGGGCTGGCGTAAACTTTGAAGGTGGTGCTCAAACTTGGTTCGATCTAAATGGAGGAGATCGCTTTTCAACAAGCAATAATCATGCAGGTATGAGAACTAAGAAGATTGTGGCTGAAGGTGGTGGTACTGGTGCTTCTGACAGAGAAAACTGGTATACTCATGATGGAGATAGTGTTCCTGGAGACTACGGTAAATTATATGAAGGTGATATTTTAGTTTTCAAGCCAACAAGATGGTATGTACCTAACTCAAATCCTATGCATATTAACATGATTTTCCAGGAAGTAGAGGCATAAACTGTGGCAAACCTATTTGTATCTAAAACAATAGCTAACAATAGAGTTAACTATTTAGACTTAGGGATTGATCCTAGTAAGCCCCACAAAGATCAGATTCTAGTAAGACGGCTATTGGATTTCTCTTCTGTCTATGCCCTAAATGATAACACACCTTCGGCAGACTTAGAAGATAGCCCACCTACAGTAAGAGAGACTAGAACCATTTATACTCTTCCTAGTTCTTCTGCTTCTGGTAGTTCTATGTATACAGTAGATGAGTCTACTCATGAAGTAGTATTCTCTACTGCTACCGCTGACTATAAATGGCTAGGTGGTGGAGTACACCACAGTCGAATAAATAATAATGGAGTAGCTTATGATATACAGCTCCCTGTTGCTGCTGCAGGAGAAACTGTACAAGTTATTCGTAAGGCAGTAATAAATATAGCGTACACTGCCTTCTCTGCTGATGCTCAGGTTAAGTCTACAGATTTACACTACTTTTATAAGCAGATTGCAGATACTTTAGAAGAAGCTTTGGCTGAAATAAGACATCCTGAATTAAATATTCAACTAGGAACACCAATAGGCTTGTGTTCCCTAGATACTTCTTCTAAAGTATCTACAGATAATCTAAGCTCAGCAATGACTGGTCTAAAATCTACTGGAACGATTACATTTACTGGTACCTCAGTTACTGATGGTACAGAAACAGTTATATTAATATCTACTGATGGAACTACTAAAACTTATACAGCATGGCCTAGTACTAGTATTCCAGATAGACAATTTAAAGCAGATACTTCTGCTGTGTTCTCTGCTGCAAGATTAAAAGAATGTATTGAGGGTGATGGGAATCATAGCGGGAAAATTTCTGTGGTTGATGACTTAGCTGGAAAGTTAACTCTTACTCAAGAGACGGGTGGTACTGATGGAAATAGGGCTATTGTCGAAACTTTAACTAACTGTACAGCAGTAGACTTTGCAAGTATTGTAGAAGGTGATATTACAGGATCTAATTTAGAGGATCTTAAAAATGTAGATCTTACTGGATTACTTTATTCTGGTCTTAATGGATATGAACTAGGATGGGATGGCTTGAAGTGGGTACCCAGATATCCTTTGTTTGGAATTGTAAGCCCTACCTCAATAGATGATAATGCTGTGCTGTCTTGGAATACTGATACACTAGAACTAAAGCTTCCTGTCTTACAAAATTTAACAAATGTTAATGTTACAGCTACTGGAGCTGCATTGCAGGGACAGGTAATATTATCAAAAATAAACCAAAGCTGGAGAAGCTCAAAGAGATATGCACCGCATCAATTTGCTACTCTTGAATGGGACGATACTTTTAAGGTATATTTTCCTGGGCATCAAGTCGATGATACAGAACCAAAGGTAAACGGATTTCTCTATGGAGGAACTAATGTTCCCTTTGCAGGAGTTGAGACTGACTCTCACTGTGCCGACAACCCTTGTCCTCAAAATTATCAGGGCTTACCAAATACTCCAAGTGATGGTAGTTATTTCGGAGAACCTTGGAATACAAGCGGAACTGCAACAGTACTTTCAGACTTTGGAGATGTTACGATTGACTATTCTATTCCTGCCTGGAATACATCTGGAGATACTGTTAATCAATTCATGGGTACTCAGCTTATAGTCTGGGATACTTCGTTAACAAATACTATTACGGATGATGATGGTAATCTTATTGTTAATGGAGGAGTTGGTCAGTGGACTAATAAGCATGTTAATCTTCAAGATATGACTAGACCTACTGGTGAGGGCGGGTACGGAGATGATGATGGCGGATATCCTCGTCCACCAATAAAGATAGACTATCCTACAGAAAGCTTTGTTCCAGATGGTCAGGTTCTTCAATGGAATAGTAGTAACTCTACTTGGGAAAGCAAGACTGCAAGAGAGGCACTAGAAACTTATTATACTAATATAACTTCTGGGGGCTGGGTTGAAGATGCTGTTCTAATCGCAGATGGTCCAAACGATCTTGCTAATAGGCCACTAAAATTAGATGAAGTTGGTTTTATGCGACTTACAAATGATGGTGAAACAACAGGAGCCAAGCCTGCAGAGGGTGCTAAGATAGTATGGAATGATCAAGGACAGTATTGGGGAGCTACTGCATGGGAAGGTGAGGCGGAAGATACTGTAGAGTATGGTACGGCTAATCTAATGGTATCGTTTAATAAAGATTTACCTGCTTTTGGTGACGCTGATTACTATGTAAACCGTGTTGAAACTATTCTTATACCTAGAGATATGACTATTACAGGTATACAGTTGTTGTCTGTTACTGGTGCATCATTAGTACGGCCTGAATTGCAGCCTAATCTTACCTTTGGAAGAAGTGATTACTATCACCAAAACTGGAGAGCTGCCGATGGCAGTCAAGGTATAGGAGGAGCTTTTACAGAGGGATGGTTAATATATCATGAGAACGCTAATACATGGGATGAAGATGGAGATCCTACAGGATTAGATAGCTCTATTGAATTAATTAGTAGAGCTAAGCCTGATGATGGTACATCTAATGATTGGGTGGGTACTGAAGGAGATCAAGGCCCGTTCTGGGGAATGATTACATACTCAGATATTTATCATATAGATGGGTTTGGTAATCAGTTATTGCCCAATAATTCCAAAACTAATCTAACTGATCATAATACCGCTGATGGTTATGGCTATAGTCCTATTACTCAGACTACTCTTTCTCAAGGAGATTTATTACATTTTGTATATAAAGAATCGTGGGCTCATAGTAATCCAGTTTTCCATAACCCAGACCAATCATGGAGACAATCAACAATAGTACTTTATGGAGACGAAGGAATAAGTGCATGAATACAGATAAACAAAAACTACTACAGCAACTGTTAGTTGACTGTATGTTATTAGATTTACAAGATCCAGACAAGTGTACGCCTGGATTATATCAAGTAGTACGCGGTGTACTAAATGATAATAAAGAGTCAGAAGATAGTATACCTCAGGAGACTATGGATTTTCTAGAAAGTCGATTGAGTGCTGCTATACCATTTAAGAAGGAGACAGGAACATGAAGAGTGGACCAGATAATACATCACCAAAGAATAATGATGAAAAACTAGGAAGGCGTAGCCCTATCTATACAGGAGAACTGAATGCAGTACAAGAAGAAGCAGTCGCAAAAGTTACAAAAAAGAAAACCAGCAAAAAGAAAGCCAGTAAAAAAGCAAACAAAGAAGAAGTATTAGCTGACGAATATGGTACTAAGGGCCAGGATGCTGAAGTTGGTAATATTTAATAAAGAAGATGGATATACCTCAAGAAATGCTTGATGATTTTCGTAATCATCTATGGGCATGTTTTAAATACCTAGGATTAGGAGAGCCTACAGGCGCACAGTACGCTATGGCAGATGTTTTACAGAACGGACCAGTCGATATGCAATTACAAGCTGGTCGTGGATTTGGAAAGTCTGTCATTACTGCCTGCTTAGCCTCTTGGTTTCTTCTTAAGGATCCTAATACTACTATAATGGTTGTATCTGCTACAGGAAACAAAGCAACAGAGTTTATCTCTATGACTAGAAAGATCTTAGATCTTGTTCCCTATTGCGAACACCTTAAACCTGGCGATCATACTACAGATAATGCTT